TTTTATGTATAAAAAAAATAACAAATGGATATCGCATGATAGGTATTGTTTTGTAGAACCTTTGCCTAAAGAAGATTCTTTTATTTCTAAACTTGGCACAGAAGAGCCACTTGTTGGGGTTATGAAATACTCAAATAATTATTTATCTTCACAAGGTGTTGCGGATGGAGACAAGATATGTTTCAAACCAGATAGTGAATATGAATTTTTGGTTGATGATAAAAAACTTTATAGAATGTTTGACCATCAAATAACAATCAAATTATGAAGTCAGAAGATTTAAAAAAAGAAATAATACACGCAGGGCGAAGAGCAGTAGAGCAACTTATTAAAGTTGCAAAAGAAGACATTATAAAGCCTGACCCTGATGATGAGCTTGCAGCAGACAGATTAAAAAACGCAGCAGCAACCAAAAAACTAGCTATATTCGATGCCTTTGAAATATTAAATAAAATTGATTTAGAAGAAGAGGTTATCAATAGTGGAGGTAACATAGATAAAACAAATACAAAACAAGGTTTTGCAGAAAGAAGATCAAAATAAATTATATCACGTAATTAAAGATTACATTCCAAAAGCTGTTCTTGCTAAAAAGAATAGAGCTAAAACATGGATATATGGTTATAATGACAAGTATGATGTTGTAGTTATAAGTAAAACAGGACAAATACAAGACATAATAAATATAAATGGTTTGGCTATTGCTTTACCTAAGTGTGATGACAAAGTTTTCCAAAGACATACTAAAAAAGAAAATCAATATTGGGAGAGACATGAATTGCCTAGAGAATTATCTCGCATAAACTCTATATTTCAATGGAATGACAGGCCTCCTGCATTTAAAAACAAATGGATTGATTATATAGAACAAGAGTTTGATAGAAGAGAGCTTGGTTTTTGGTTTTACAATAATGGTGTAAAAACATATATATCTGGTGCTCATTATATGTATTTACAATGGACAAGTATAGACGTTGGTTATCCAGATTTTAGAGAAGCAAATAGAATATTCTTTTTATACTGGGAAGCTTGTAAAGCAGACAGTAGGTGTTTCGGCTTAGATTATTTAAAGATAAGACGTTCGGGTTTTTCTTTTATGGGCTCATCTGAATGTGTAAACACTGGAACACTTGCAAGAGATTCTAGGGTTGGTATTTTATCTAAGACTGGTTCAGATGCAAAAAAAATGTTTACTGACAAAGTCGTTCCAATTGCAAATAGATTACCTTTCTTTTTCAAACCTATACAAGATGGAATGGATAAGCCCAAGACTGAATTAGCTTTTAGAGTGCCAGCTTCTAAAATAACAAAGAAAAATATGTATGATGATGTAGATGAAGAATTAACTGGTCTTGACACAACTATTGATTGGAAAAATACTGACGATAACTCTTATGATGGAGAAAAACTTTTGTTATTAGTACATGATGAGTCAGGTAAATGGATTAAGCCTAATAATATATTAAACAATTGGAGAGTTACAAAAACCTGTTTAAGATTAGGAAGTAAAATTATTGGAAAGTGCATGATGGGTTCAACATCAAATGCCCTTGGTAAAGGTGGAGATAATTTTAAAAAACTCTTCGAAGATTCAAATCTTTCTACAAGAAACGCAAACGGTCAAACAAAATCTGGTTTGTATTCTTTATTTATACCTATGGAATGGAATATGGAAGGGTTTATAGATCGTTATGGGATGCCTGTATTTTATAAACCTGACAAGCCAGTAGTTGGTGTAGATGGTGAATGGATAAAAAATGGTGCTATTGATTATTGGAAAGCAGAAGTCGATTCTTTAAAAAAAGACGCAGATGCTTTGAATGAGTTTTATAGACAATTTCCTAGAACTGAATCGCACGCTTTTAGAGATGAAAGCAAAGCCTCATTATTTAATCTAACAAAAATTTATCAACAAATAGACTATAATGATTCTTTGATAATGGAGCACCATGCAACAAAAGGCAGGTTTTATTGGAAGGATGGCGTAAAAGATTCAGAGGTTATCTGGACTCCTGATTCAAGAGGAAGATTTAAAGTTTCATGGACAGCAAACAAAGGTCTGACTAATAAAAAAATACAAAAGCATGGTGTATATTTCCCTATTAATGAACATATAGGGGCTTTTGGCTGTGATAGTTATGACATATCAGGCACTGTTGGCGGGGGTGGATCAAATGGAGCTTTGCATGGTTTGACAAAATATAATATGGAGGAAGCTCCAAGTAATGAATTTTTTTTAGAATATGTTGCTAGACCACAAACAGCTGAAATATTTTTTGAAGAGGTGCTGATGGCTTGCGTGTTTTATAGTATGCCAATACTAGTTGAAAATAACAAGCCTCGTTTATTGTATCATTTTAAAAACCGAGGATATAGAGGCTTCTGTATGAACAGGCCAGACAAACATTATAACAAACTATCTAAAACAGAAAAAGAACTTGGTGGAATTCCAAATACATCAGAAGATGTAAAGCAGTCTCATGCAGCAGCTATTGAATCTTACATAGAAAAATATGTAGGTATCGATTTGGATTCAGTTTACAGGTCTCCTGATGAAATGGGAAGTATGTATTTTACTAGAACATTAGAGGATTGGGCAAGATTTGATATAAGTAGTAGAACTAAATTCGATGCTAGTATAAGTTCTGGACTAGCAATAATGGCAAATCAAAAAAATGTTTATTTGCCTGAAAAAAAACAATCAAAAATAAGTCTTAACTTTGCAACATATAATAATAAAGGAATTTTAAGTGAATTGATTAGATGAAAGAAGTTACAATAAATATTTCATCTGTAGGATTTCCTAGTCAGTTTGTTTCTGACGCAGAAAAGGAAACTTCAGAGTATGGACTACAAATAGGTCAAGCAATACAATATGAATGGTTTAGGAAAGATTCTACAGGTTGTAGATATTATTCTCAATGGCGTGATTTTAACAGACTAAGATTATATGCTAGAGGTGAACAATCTATAGCTAAATATAAAAATGAATTAGCAGTAGATGGTGATTTGTCTTATTTAAACTTAGACTGGACACCAGTTCCAATAATTCCTAAGTTTGTCGATATAGTAGTAAACGGAATGTCTGATAGATTATTTAAAGTAAAAGCTTATGCACAGGACGCTCTATCTCAATCTAAAAGAAGTAAATACCAAGATATGATAGAGGGACAGATGGCAGCTAAAGATGTTTTAGAAATAGTACAAAAGAACACTGGGTTTGATCCTTTTATAATGAATCCTGATGAATTACCGGCTAGTGATGAGGAGCTTTCTTTATACATGAATTTAAATTATAAGCCAGCTATAGAAATAGCAGAAGAAGAGGCTATAAATACTATGTTTGAAGAGAACCACTACTCTGATATTCGTAAAAGATTAGACTATGACATTATGGTTACTGGTATCGCTGTGGCAAAACATGAATTTTTGAAAGGTTCTGGAGTTAAGGTTTCTTATGTAGACCCAGCTAACACTGTATATAGTTACACAGAAGACCCTAATTTCAAAGATTGTTTTTATTGGGGTGAAATAAA